AAGCTGTGCCTCGCCACCACAGCCGCTGTCGCGCCGTTCGTTTTAGGATACTATGCTAAGTCGTTTTTGTGGGGTTTGTTCAAGTATTACGGCTTGCGGTCCATTATAGACAAGTATAGAACAGCGCAAGCTCCTGCTTCCTGGGCAGAGAGGTTGTTGAAGCCGTGGTTGGATCGGCTTAACGACTATTTGCGGCCAATCGAGTCGAGATTGGCTAGCGCTAGTGCCCGGGCCCAGTTCCATAATATTGTTCGTGGGCTGGAAGACCGTGTCCCTGAGCAGGAGTTGTTGGAAAGCGTGAATCGTCGCAACCCGCGCACTCGAGGGTTGTTCCGCGCTACCAAATGGGCATTAGCGGTGAATTCAGAGTATCCTGTGTGCGGCAAGGTACGAAGTGCCGCCGAAGACCTCGTCGTGATGGACAGGCTGAATCGCCTGTTCACAAAGGGGTACAAGGATTATTTGGATGATGGAACTGAAATCACCATAGCTGGTACGGTTCGGCTGGTGGACCGTGCTATGCTTGCTCCCAAAGTCTTGGAGTTGTATTGGGCTTTAGGTGAGCGTGCAACCCTCGAAAATTTAAGTGCCGGGGTTGTGTCGTTCGATAACGACGGGTGGGCGTCCCTTAACGTCCTGGGGTCCCTAGCTGGTGGAGCTATGGCCCATCAGAAGCAACACTGATGGTGCCCCGTCCTCCGGTCGGGGGTGGACACACAAGTACCCCCCGTGTGTTCACCAGAGATGACCGACCGTGAGGGTGAGGGTAGGGCCCGTGCACTGGCGAGAGAGCGCAAATATGTGTACCTTAATGGTTTTGGGGATTGTCAGCAGTTGTTTTGCCACAATAACTCCAAGGCCAATTTGGTGCGGGCGATACATGAGCGCATTTTTCGCGTTAAAGGTCGGGAGGGATTAGTGCCCCCCCCGCAACCTGAGAGTGGAATCTTCCAACGTCTGGGTGCTTCTGTCAAGCCTTTTTTGAGTACTCAATATGTCCCGATGAATGACGCCGAATTTTTGGCGCAGGTTCCGGCACAGAAGAGGAAAATTTATGGTGCGGCTGTGGATCGCTATTGGAAGAAGGGGTTGCACGCGTCGCAGTGTGGTGTGTCGGCTTTCGTTAAGTTTGAAAAGCAGGTGGTATCTGCTGAAAAGCCAGACCCCGCGCCGCGAGTAATACAGACGCGGTCCCCCGTGTACCACTACCGGTTGGGTAGGTATACCAGAAGGATTGAGCATGATATATATAAGGCGATAAGCCGTCTTTGGGGCGGCCCGACTGTGATGAAGGGGATGACACCTGATGAGGTGGCAGGCAATATAGTTGAAGCCTGGTCCGGGTTTAAGGAGCCCCGGGCTATTTCCATGGATGCTAGTAGGTTCGACCAGCACGTTTCCGCTGATGCCTTGAAATGGGAGCATGATGTCTATCGACATTGCTTCCCGGAGGAAACTGAGTTGCGCTGGTTGTTGAAACAGCAGATAAGAAACGTCGGGTATGGTGACTATTCCGGAGGGCAAATCAGGTATGTAACAAATGGTTGTCGGATGTCTGGTGACATGAACACGGGGTTGGGTAATTGCCTAATCATGTGTTGTCTGATGAAGCAGTTTTTGAGCGACCTTGGTATTGGGGGCCGTCTCATCAATAACGGGGATGACTGCGTTTTAATCATCGAGGCCAAGCATGTTGAGCTTGTGCAATCCAGATATGAAGCCTGGTTTTTGCAATATGGGTTTGAAATGGGCATTGAAGGGGATGGGGTGTGTGACCGCCCGGAGCTCATTTCGTTTTGCCAGCTGCGTCCGGTGTACACTGGGTGCGGGTGGACCATGGTGCGCGAGTTGAAAGCAGTGGTCAAGGACGCTGCTTGCTTGTGCCCGACCGTTGATGGAGTGGCCACATGGATGGGTGCTGTTGGGGAGTGTGGGTTGGCGTTGGCCGGGGATATCCCGGTCTATGGG